AGCCGCCACGTTACCCAACGCCGCGAAGCCGACCAAGTCGAAATCCTCTCCGGCGTATTCGAAGGCAAAACCACCGGTACACCCATCGCCCTCCTAATCCGCAATACCGACCAACGCAGCAAAGACTATGGCAATATCGCCACCAGCTTCCGCCCCGGACATGCCGATTACACCTACTGGCATAAATACGGTACACGCGACTATCGCGGCGGCGGTAGAAGTTCCGCCCGCGAAACCGCTGCCCGCGTTGCCGCCGGAGCAGTTGCAAAAAAATGGCTGAAAGAAAAATTCGGCACGGAAATCACCGCCTACGTTACCCAAGTCGGCGAAAAAGAAATCCAGTTTGAAGGCTACGAATATATTTCCCAAAATCCTTTTTTTGCAGCAAACCAAAGCCAAATTGAGGACTTGGAAAACTATATGGACAGCATGCGCAAATCATTGGATTCTGTCGGCGCAAAACTTCATATCGAAGCAGCCAACGTCCCTGTCGGCTTGGGAGAACCGGTTTTTGACCGCCTCGATGCAGAAATTGCCTACGCCATGATGGGCATCAATGCCGTCAAAGGCGTGGAAATCGGCGCAGGTTTTAATAGCGTAACGCAACGCGGCAGCGAGCATGGAGACGAGCTCACGCCTCAAGGTTTTCTATCCAACCACTCAGGCGGCATCTTGGGCGGCATCAGCACCGGACAAAACATTCATGTGAATATTGCCATCAAACCGACCAGTTCCATCGCTACACCGCGCCGCAGTATTGATATAGAGGGCAACCCTGTCGAACTTGCCACACACGGCCGCCACGACCCCTGCGTCGGATTACGCGCCGCTCCGATTGCAGAAGCAATGCTGGCATTGGTATTGATTGATCACGCCTTACGCCATCGTGCGCAAAATGCCGATGTACAGGTCAATACACCGGACATCGCCAAACTAGGAAAATAACCGTTTATTTCTGAATATTCTCAGAAAAATTTAGCCAAATCACAGTCTTTATACTACAATAGCACCTTATTGCCGTATGACAAAAATACGGATTTATATTAGAGGAATACAACCGCAATGGCACAAGAAACCGCTTTGGGCGCTGCGCTGAAATCTGCCGTCCAAACCATGAGCAAGAAAAAACAGACAGACATGATTGCCGACCACATTTACGGCAAATATGATGTATTCAAACGATTCAAACCGTTGGCCGTTGGTATCGACCAAGACTTGGTTGCCGCCCTGCCCCAATACGACCCTGCACTGATTGCACGCGTACTGGCCAACCACTGCCGCCGTCCACGCTATCTGAAAGCCCTGGCTCGCGGCGGCAAACGTTTTGACTTGAACAACCGCTTCAAAGGCGAAGTCAGCGCAGAAGAACAAACCATCGCCCAACAGCACCCAGCCGTTCAACAGGCATTGGCTGCACAAGCCGAACGCCAAGCCGCTAAGGCTACCACTGAAGCAGAAGCGGCTTCTGCACAAGCTGAGATCAACGAAGCTGCTGAATAATGTTCAGACGGCCTGATAAGGCTCATACTAAATAGAAAAAACCCCAGTTCAATACGACACTTAAACGTCGATGGATTGGGGCTTTTTATTGCCTTAACCTTATAGTAGGCTGATTAAAAATAGCTTTGTTTATATCCTCACCAAGCCAAGTTTTGAAACCAAAATCTTTTCTAAGCTATTCCCAATAAGGTATTTCCCTATTACCTTGATTATTCTTGTATCAGTTCAAACATTGAACAGCATGATTTATGCATCGTTAAAATAAACTAAAATCTACCCCTTACAAAAATAAGCAAAGGCCGTCTGAAATCTGAAGCGCGCCGAGATAAATCAGACGATTTTTTGAGAAAAATGAAACGCTCTTTTATTTCATAATGTGAAAGCTATTTTCAAATCCTGCCAATCTTAGGCAGGATTTTTTCTATAACGCGACGACACCGTCGATTTTTACCAATTGCAGATAACTAGCTCTCCACTTGTTTTTTGTGTTTTATCTCGACTAATAGAATATACCAGGTTCAGTTCGGTAATTCGGAAGCCTTTAAACAATTCACGGATATCTGGGTGGTCGTTGATAGAAAGCATGACTTTACCCTTACATTCGCGCATCATTTTAGCCAGCAGCTCATACTGATTCCAATCAAATGAGCGATCATAGCCTGCAGTTTGCCAATACGGTGGGTCTGCGTAGAAAAATGTATGTTCTCGGTCGTACCGTTGAAAACAACGCTCCCATGATTCATTTTCCACATATACGCCACTCAGTCGATTACGAGCAACTTGAAGTTTATCTGCAATTTGAGCTGCATTCCATGCCTTACCAGTTGTAGCTGTTCCAAAGTGCTGATCGCAAATTTTGCCTCCAAAGGCATTATGTTGCAGATAGAAAAAACGTGCGGCACGCTGAATATCGGTCATGCAGTCAGGAGGTGTTGATTGGAGTCTTGCAAATACTTCTCGGCTGGTTAGTGTCCATTGGAATTGGCGCACAAACTCATCAAAATGGTGCTGTACAACACGATATAGATTGATAAGTTGACCATTCAAGTCATTCAATACTTCAACTTTTGCTGGCTGTGGCCGCATAAAGAATAATGCTGCACCACCGGCAAACAGCTCAACGTAACAAGTATGCTCGGGAAACATGGGTAACAAATGTTTTGCCAAACGACGTTTGCCACCCATCCATGGGACGATAGGCAGAGGCTTTTGAGTCATAACTACTCCTTATATATAAGCATAGGTACTCAAAGGCACTCAGATTTGAATTACTCCGTTTTAAATTGATTCAGTAATTTGCAGCGCGGGCACTTAATTTCAAAGCAGCCACGGCCAACAGCCAAAAGTTTAAAACAATTTTTGCAACGGCATTTCATTTTCCACAGTTCCCTTATCGTTAGTGATAGAATCACCGTGCCTCGCGCGAGGTACGGTAAAAAAGGCTAACGCAGGTCTGGACTGCTGAGGCTGGCGCGGAGAACGGTGGTAGGACACCGCA